CATCACGGTTTCACCAAAATATGTTGGCTCATGGAAACCCCAATGCGCTGTCGGGTCTTCTTGCAACAAATAATCAACCGCCCATGCCCATGACAAATAAGACAAATTGCCTTTTTTTTCAATGTGTTCGTTGACGTTGATTTTGCGTAATTCAATAAATGTTTTCATGATTGCCCCATTTCTTGTTTTGCTAATTGTTTTGCTTTGTCTTCACAATAATCGTGAACCATGTCACAAATGATTGTGCCAATCTCCAATGCACCCATGTGGCCTTTTTCAATGGCTTCTGTTAATTGGGTTTTGTACGGCTCAAGGTTTGCGTCAAATAACGCATCCATAAACATTTCGTAATTTTTGGGATTCCAATCAGTTTGCAAATGCCGTTCTGTGCGCATTTCGAATTCGTGCATAAATTCGTCTGATTCGTGTTTGCGGCTGTCAAGCCATTGGTCATATACTCTACTCATAATTACTCCGTTGTTAAACATAGCACCCATTGTGCTGAATGTATTATACACAAATTTACAATATATGACACGTGACGCTTTAAATTTAACCATCCCGTTTCCCCCAAGCGTCAATACGTATTGGGGTTTTAAAGGGTCAAGACGTTTTCTTACGTCACGCGCAACGTTGTTTAAAACGGCTGTTAATGCAGAATTTACGCGTAACGGGCATGATGGGTTTGCAAACAAAAGGCTTCACATAACAATTGAGTTATACCCGCCCGATAAACGCATACGTGACATTGACAACGTGGTGAAATCGACACTCGACGCATTGTGCCAATGTGGTGTGTTTGACGATGATGGACAAATTGATGTGTTACACGTTGAACGAAAAAACGTCATCAAATGGGGCGCGGCAAAAATAATTGTTGAACCCATGCCACCGTAATACATTTCATGATATAGTTTTTGAAACAACGGCTAGATGTGAAGTCATGAGCACATTGAAAAGAGTTCCTCCCTCTCCTGCCGTATGTTTCTTTTTTAGGGGGTGTTTTAAAAGGCGAGTGCAATGCATTACTATCAATTCAATATTGGTGATTACATCAAAAACACCATTCATCTTTCGTTAATGGAAGATTTGGCATATCGACGTTTGCTTGATATGTATTACGATTCCGAGAAGCCAATACCCACCGATATCCCGTGGGTTTCCCGTCGGTTACGAATGGATACAGATGTTGTTCAAAATGTGTTGAATGAATTTTTTGAACTGTCATCCGAAGGGTACAAAAACCATCGTGCAGACCTCGAAATTGCAAGTTATCACGAATACATGGCTAAACAAAAAGCCAATGGTAGCAAGGGTGGCAGACCAAAGAAAACCCAAACGAAACCCACCGCTAACCCAGACTTAACCCAAAATAACCTTAAACAACAAACAACAAACATAAACCATAAAACAATAATTAAAGCACAGCGAGGCTCGCGCCTCCCTCAAGATTGGGTTTTGACAAAATCATTGGGTGAATGGGCACAAACGGAACGACCCGATTTAAACATTCGACAAGTCGCTGAACAATTCAAAGATTATTGGATTGCACAAGCGGGTCAAAAAGGCGTGAAATTAGATTGGTCGGCAACATGGCGTAATTGGGTGCGCAACAGCAAAACGATGAAAGCAAACCCTGCCGACATTATTAGGCTCACCGTTCCCGCGTCAAATGAGCCTGATGCCGCGCTTGAAAAAATTAAAGCAGATGAAAAAACAACGAGACCACCAACCCAAGCCGAGCGTGAAATGCTGGCATCTTTAAAAAGGAAATCATGATGAGCAAAACATTGAAATTGGCGTATTGCGATTACATCGCTACTCTCATACATCAAACATTGATAAACAGGGACACCGAGCAATTGATTGACCAAGTTGGCATGGTGCAATTTGATTTGGGTGAATTTGGAGAATTTTGTTCCACCACAAAAACAATTGACGTGTTGGATATGTTTGGCAAACAGTATCGCGTTACGGTTCAGGAGTTGTAATATGTTTGAACCGATAGCACTTGGATACACAAATCATGTTCATCAATTGAAATTTTGCAATGTATGTGAATGTGACAAACCGCCCGAGGGTGGCATTGAATTTAACAAAAAATGGTTATGCCAAATTTGTTGGAACAAACGCATTACAGGCCAAAATTTAAAACAGAACAGGATTCCCAAATGACAGAACAAGATATATCGCCGTTTAAGGCGTTGGATTTCATACGCGACAACGCATCAGAATACGCCCAAGCGAAAGCAAACGTCGTGTATATGACCGAGTATCGCAAGACGATTAAAGCGTCGCTTATGGCGTCATCTAGCGAACGGACGGAATCAGCCAAAGAAACTTACGCGTATTCACATGACGATTACAAAGCGCATTTGCGTGCGTTGGAACAAGCCGTTGCCAAATGTGAACGTTTGCGCTGGCTCATGATTGCGGCAGAAGCCAAAATTGAAGTGTGGCGCAGTTTGGAATCATCAGCACGCGCTGAAGGGAGAGCAACGTCATGAACAGAGAAGACATTATTCGCATGGCACATGAATCGCATTTAGATGTTTATGGCCTTGGCAAAGACTACGCAAAGTTTGCTGATGCACTTGAACGCTTTGCCGCCCTTGTCGCTTCTGCCGAGCGTGAGGCGTGTGCAAATATATGTGAAACGCTTGAATTACCTGAGTGGCCTGACAAAGTGCGTCAGCCATTAGCGCAATCAATCCGAGTAAGGGGACAAGCATGACTGATGAAATGCAAAGAGTATGGGAAGCACTACGCGCAATCTACGGGATGGATTTAACTGCGGCAACACTTGTAGTGCTTACCAAAGACGGAGAAACTGCCGTGAAATTTCAGACCATTTATTTTCCGCAAGGGGACAAGCATGACACCGTTAATTCGTGAAACCATAAAAATGGCTTTTGATGGCGGGTTAGACCCTACTGAAATGCAATGGTTTGATTTGTCGGGTTATGTTGACGATAGAAGCCATGCCGTTACCGAACCATTGATAAAGTATCGCCCGCCGTTTGAAAAAAACATTGTAGTTTGGCGCGGTAAAACCAAAACTCATGCGTCTTATGACACTATTTTCATGGTGGTTGGTACTAACCCTGAAGAAGGCATTGTGGTATCTACATGGAAAGGTGTAACAGGGCGTATGCCAACTAAATTCCCGCCTATGGTTTATTTGGTTGATGGCAATATGTTGCGTTACGGGCCAATAGACGATGGCAAAGAAATATCTAAAGAAATGGCGGAAACAATGCTTTCTTTTTGCGGTATTTGGCTTGAATCGTTAACGCAATCAGTACAAGCGCATCAACCTTTTACAAAATCTACATTTACAAATCAACGAAAAATTAAAGAAGGCAAAATGCCTACTTACGATTGGACTACGGTGGTGGTGGAAGCCTCTAAGCCCAAAAATGAGCATCAAGGGGGCACACACGCAAGCCCTAGATTGCATGACCGTAGAGGGCATTTGAGGCGTTTGAAAACGGGCAAAACTTGCTGGGTCAAGGCGCATAAAGTTGGCGATGTGACCAAGGGTATTGTGTTCCACGATTATGTTATTGAAGCCATCCGAGCAAGGGGACAAGCATGAGTACAGCCCGCTTTTGCCACGATTGCACAAACTACACCGCAACCGAAGACCACCCAATGGATGTTTGCAGGTTGAAACACAAACCAAGATTTTATAGACCACTAACGATGTCTCAAGCCCACACAAATAATTGGGGTTGGAAAAAACGTTGCACAGACTTTGTTGCGTGGGTAAAAGGGGAAAAGCATGACTAAAGAATATGTATTGAAAGACACAGAAAAACTGCCAACCCTTAATTTCAAGCCAAATTACAGCATTTATTTTCATCGTGGCAATGAGCAAGTTGGAATGTTGGATTTCAACGGGCCAGAGATGACATTCAGCGGTGATATGGATGAAAGCGCAATTTTATTTATTGAAGTAATTGCAAATTCTTTTAAGGCACGACTTGAGCAAGAACGTGCCGTTGGTTATCGAGAAGGACACATGGCGGCTTTAGCACAGCGCACATGGGTTGGGCTGACGGATGAGGAAATGCAAAACCTTTGGGATAGGTATGCCCACATGGAAATGATGAGAGCCATTGAAGCCAAACTCAAGGAGAAGAACACATGAACATTTTTGTTTATACAAAAAAGGGTTGTCCAAATTGCGTTACAGCCAAACGATTGCTTAAATTAAAGCATTTGTCATACATTGAACAAAGCATGGATGACACCGAAGTGCGTCGAGCATTTGAATTTGCTTATCCAAACGTTCGCGGTTTGCCTCAGATATTTATTAATGACCAACGCGTCGGTGGATTAATCGGTTTGCAACAAGCATTAAAAGAATTAAATATATGAGAAAACAAACCAAACGGAAATTTTGGAAATTAATCGACCCAATTCGTCATGCCATATTGGGCGCGGGAATAACGCAAAACCATTTATTGGACAAATTACGATTAACAGAATTAGCCGCGCTGGATGCGATGACCAAAGGCATGGGCACGATTTCTGATTGGCAAGAATTGACAGATATGATGAACATATCCGAGGTTATGGCAATGGAAGGCATAGGACCCGAGGCGTTACCGTATTGCAAACAGGCACAGGACGCACTAGAACAGGCGGCATTGCGTTATCAACGCACCATGAGTATGGGACTATCAGGAACGGGAATAAACGCGCTACGGGACGTGTTTGAATATCATGATTTGCAACGTCGAAGCATCCCGCGAAGCGTGTATGAAAAGATGATTATGAAAACGCGTCATCGCATACAAAGCAAAGCCGCCGAGGTCGTTGAAATATGAATCATAACAAGCGGTATATTAATGTTTATTTTAGCGTCACCGAATTAGATATTTGTATGTATGTCGGCAAAATGCGGCACACAATAACAAGTCAAAAAGGAACCGAAAGAAAACAAGACGATAAACAAAATTCTTTGCAATTATCTATTAACGGGGTTATTACGGAATATGCGGTTGCAAAAACATTAAATCTGAATTTTGATTTAAATTGTGATTTTAGAAAATTCGGTGCTGATTTAACGTTGCGCGATGGTCGGACAATTGATGTTAAAAGCACATACACGGCGGGCGGTAATCTTAATGCCGTTGGATGGTCTGTCGAAAAGCCATGCGACGTTTTTGTCTTAACCGAAATTCATCCATCTCACGTTCGGATTGTCGGATGGATTGGGCGCGGCAAGTTCTTGAGACCTGAGAATCTGAAAGACGTTGGTCATGGCAAATTTTATTCGGTTGCACAATCGGAATTGAACGCATTTGATGAAAAATATTATCAAGAAACACTATGACAGCGTGGCATCAATCGGTTGCATTTTATGCCGATACCTTGACCTTGGACAAACGCCGTGTGAAATCCATCACATCAGGCGATTTGGCGGTAAACGCGACAACGCCCCTGTTATTGGTTTATGCCCAGAACATCATCGCGGTAACACGGGCGTGCATGGGCTTGGGCACAAAGGCTTTGAACGACATTACGGCATCAGCGAACATGAATTGCTTGACCTGACAACCAACGCATTGGAACGTATTAACTAACAAACAATGCGCGTTCGGCTTGTCTGCGTTTAACTAAACCTTTTACCTCTTTGCCACCCGCTTTTGTCCATTGCATAAAAGCATGAGCCGCTTCATCCCATTCACCACGATTGATTTTCATTCGAATGGTTGACCGTTGATAATTACCTAGCCCTGCGTTGTACGCAAAAGAAACAACAGCGTCGAATTTGCTTTGATGATTAACAAGAGCAGGAGAAAGTCGAAGAACACCACGTTCAAAAATATTGATGTCAACCTTGAACAAATCGACCAATTCATCTTTAGACCAAACACGATTGTCTTCCTCTTTTAATTGATAGTCCGACCTGATAAGCCCTGTGTAACCCTCTTTGCGCACGTTTGGCAGGTTTAATTGGTCGCTATACATTGCGTGACCCCAACCGATTGTCCAAATTGCGGCACTGCATCGGTACGGGCGTGTTCGATAGCCTTCAAAAAAGTGCATCAAATCTTCGCCAGCCTTACTAATTTTCATTTTTTCGCCCATGAACGTGAGCCAAACCAAAAACCAATAATTCCCCCGAGCATTGCCATTTCATCGCTTGAGAAAATAATATCTGATACACGGATTAAATCATCCATGTTTGTCACTAAACTAGGGCGGCTATAAACGTAATACGCAATCCACGCATTGATAGCGCATAGTTCAAAGATAAATATGTACGTGACAATTGGTCGCACAGTGCCTACAAAATTAACCACCCAAGTGCTTGCGCGTTCCATAATTTTTTCATCATGCTTTAAAGCCGCTTCAGTCATTTGCGCATCGGTTTGCATGGCAATTTGGTCTGTGCGGATTTCTTCCATGCGTTCTTGTGCGGCAAAACCTTGCGCCATCATTTGCAATTGCAGTTCAACTTGAACCCGCGCCAATGCCAGTTCGTGCCGTTGGTCATCTTTGTTTTGGAAAAAATCTAATAGTTTTGGCAAACCTGAAATTAACAAACCGCCAAGGGTAGAAAATAAAGATAGCATTACAGTCCAATCATTCCAAGTAATTTATTAACAATCTTGTCCGACAAATCATCAGGCAAGAACCGCAAAAAACCAAACACCCACCAAGCAACGCATAGTCTCACAAACACTTTACAAAACAAATCAAATTGTTTTTGGTACTCATTCACCGCCCGCACCTTGTCGTAGCGCATAGTTCGGCAATTTGTGTAAGACCCCAACCTACCGCGCCAACCAACATAACAAGAACAACAATCGCAACCGCCCATTGCATTTGTTCGGCTTCTAAATCTTTTTGGCGTTGTTCTTCTTCTTTGGCTTTACGGGCGGCTATGGCATCATCTCTGTCCATTTCAGCGGCGCGGGCTTTAATCTTGTTCCAAACGTCAATGTTTCCCGTTTGCATATAAAGCAATTGAAGTTGGGATTCCAACTTAGCCGTTTCCATCAGCAAATTTTCTATTTGCATTGCAACGCTAAAGTTGGATTTGTTGCCCGACCTTTTGGCTTCAACCATTGCCTTGGTCGCTTGGCTACGCGCATCAAATAGTTTGCCAACAACGCCCGCTAACCCGCCTAAATCGTTTGCAATCTTGGCGGCTTTACGAACTACTGCTATAGCACTCTGTAGCCCTTCTAATGCGGTTATGGGGTCTATCATTTCCGTACAACTTTCACCCACTCAAGGCAAACAACCTTTCGGTTATAAACATCACCCGACCATGCCCATCGGATACAACGATATTCTGTCTTGTCAGATGCCGCTTGTGATGCTGATAGAAAAA